ATCTTACTAAAGTATACAACACCTTTACTATACTTAAAACCTCTAAGCCCTTCACCATTATTGGCGTCAGAAAAACATTTATGTTTATAAGCACAGTACTGACAGTTCTTATGAATCTTCATGTTTCCTTTTGTACCTTCGGGTACTTCTGACCAACAACGAGGAGGCATTACATCAGACTCTACTGCTTCCTTTAAGGATTGAATCTTCGAAGAAATATTGGGCTTGTCCAAGTCTTCAGGCACAAACATAGCAAGCTCGCCACTTTCTTTATTGATGGCTAAGAAGCCTCCTTTATTTGTTCCTTCTGCTGCCTCATATCCTGCAAGCTGAGGCAAGTAACCGAACGAATCATCTTCAGGCAATGAGCCATATTTAAACTTCCCGAAGGCAAAGGAGGAAGCTGTCTTTACATCTACTACTTCTCCATCAATCTTACAATCCATGTGTCCAGTTATACCCTCTACTTGGACTGACTTCTGCTCGTCAGTTACAACATGCCCAGATAATCGGGCTAACACAAGAACAAGCTCTTCTAGGATATGACCATAAAGAAACTTAATCATTGTGGCAGGAGTAGGGGTACTATCTATCTTTTCTCTTTTATCAAACCATAGCTGCCTTGCAGGTTTGCCAATGTTAGACATACGCAAGGAGAAGTTAGCATTCCTTTCTTCGGGATGCGCCCATTGTTTGATGACTTTTTTTAATGCCTCGCCAAATTCATCGATCTCTTTGTCTGTTAAATCCAAAGGCTTGCCTTCGCATAAAGGCTCAAGCTTGTGATAAATATCTTCTACCAGAGTATCTAAACTTTTCATTTTTTATGCTCCACAAATCTGAGCTTTCTAGTAATCTTATCAAACATTACAAGCTTTATATTATATTTCATTTGTTCTTTAGTTCGGCTTCGACCAGAAGGATAAGCACCTTTTGTTTTAATATCTAAAAGAAGGAACTCATTTTTGGACTTATCCCAAGCAACAATATCTACTGCTCCATCGGAACCCGCATTTTTAAAAACTTCATATCCATTGTCCCACAACCAAGTAACAGCATAGTGCTCTGCTACATCTCCTAATCTATTGGAACTTTTTTTAATGTGTGTCACTCCAGTTATCTCCTATCTTGTATTCGCCATCTAAAGGACACTTAAGCTCTAAAGAAATACCTGCTTGCTTTATAGCTTCCACTCCAAGTCTTCCTACTTCTTCTGCTTGATTTTCTATTACTTCTATCTGCCACTCATCATGGATGTTAGCCACAAACTTTGCATCAAAAGTAGTAATATTTTTATCAAGTATAACAAGAGCTTCTTTCATTACAATAGCACCTGCACTTTGCAGTAAGCTATTTAAAGCAGCATGTGCAGATCTTACAAAAACTTTTCGTCCATCTAGTCCTCTTAGGTACCCCTTTGTTGCCGCTCTCGATACTCTGTCAACAAGATATTTAAATGCAGGTAGATTATCGAGGAAAGATTCTCTAAGTCTCTTGCCGTCTTTTCTGCTCCCTCCAACCACTGTCCCAAGCTTTGCATCTCCTGCTCCGTACAAGAGTGCATAGATGAATGTCTTAGCCTGATTTCTTGATTGAAGTCCTGCAGCACTTTGGTTAGCTGAGTGTATGTCTCCATTGAGTATTTCATTTGTAAAACCTTCATCGTTCATATAATGAGCAAGCATTCGAAGTTCTAAACCACTGGCATCTATACCAACCAACTTGTAACCAGAAGGAACAGTCCAACAAGCACGGCACTCCTTACCATAAGGAGCATTAATGCTAGGAACTTGAGCCATGTTAGGGCCTCGATGGGTCATCCTACCAGTAATAGTACCATTAGGATTAACATAGCCATGCACCCTGCCGTCTTCTCCAAGTTCTTTGAACCAAGAGTTTATCTGAGACACTCTCTTTTGAAGCATAAGATACTCAGCGATAAGCCCTGCTTCGGGTATGTTCTTGACTGTACTTAGCACAGCTTCATCAACAATTGGCTGTCCTGTGGGTGTAAACTTCTTTGGCTTCCATCCAAAGTCTTCTAAGTATTCACCTATCTGTTTTCTTGAACCTAAATTAAAAGGCGTTTCAATTCTACGAACAATATAGTTTTTATCGCTCGCTACTAGCTCTTGGCATTCTTCACTTGAAAGCAGAACTCGTTTACTTCCATCAATAACTTCCGCTTTCTTAGCAAGCTTGCCGCTGTTTAACCTAACGCCAAATAGTTTCACATCCTGTACTTTAGGTTTGAATACTTTCTTTACCTGCTTCTCTACTGCTTCTAGTTTTTCTTGAAGCTCTGCTACTAGAAGCGATGCATGTTTCTCGTCAAGCAAGAATCCGTTCTCTCGCTGCTTGTCTACAATCAGAGCAACATCGTGTTCAAGCTGTATTGATTTAGCACTAAACCCCTTTGCCTCTTGTTTCAAAGCATTGAAGACACGGTAGTTTAAATAAACATCACGCTCACAATAATTCATCATCTCTTCTGAATATCTATCGTATTCCTCGAACTCAATCTTAGGAACTTTTAAGCGATAACCCCAACTCTCAAGACCATGATTGCCTTCACGAGTAGGATTAAACAGCCTAGACAATACCAAGGTATCGATTACTTTTTTATCTGATAGATCAACGCAAGCAATCTTCTTGACCACAGGAATATCATAGTTAAGAATGTTATGACCTATCAGCTTTTCAGCTTTGCTCAACATGGAGTAAGCTTGGTTAAGATTCTTAGGGCTGAAGTTGTACTGCTTCTGTGCTTCAACATCATAAATAGAGATACACCAAATCACATTGGCATCAAGTCCATCCGTTTCTATATCGAAAACTAGCTTCATAGTATATCTTCTGTAAGTTCATCTTCTTCTTCAAGTTCGACCTCAGTAAGCCTACCTGTGTCTTTGTCATAGAGCAAGTGAGTAGCCATACCAACATCTCCTGTATATCTAGATTTCAATACTCTAACATGAGTAGTAGAAGCTTCACGAGCATCCTCTGATTGTTGATTGCGTTCTAAAGCTATCACGCAGTCTGAGAGCTGAGCTATGCTTTGAGAGCCTCGAAGATGTGAAAGGTTTACTTCCACTCCATTCTCATGCGCTCTATTTCCTTCCATCCTTCTGAGGTGAGAGACCAGTATCATTCCTGCTCCTGTCTCCTCTACAATTGAACGTAGTCTATGCATGATAGTATCTATAGTTCTTCGCTCATCTCCTTCAGCAGAAGCTGACAGTAGCATGTGTAAATGGTCTACAATTATCCACTGACAATCACAACCAATGATCATATATCTAAGCTTAGAAAAGATCTCATCTACGTCATTAGCCCCAAGATGGGAATGAATCCAAACTCTTTTATCTTTGAATAGCATCTTCCCTATCTCATTGATCTTACCTTGATCGAAAGACTCACGAACATGATCGATGTAAAGCCTAGCGTTAGCCTCAATAGACATTAAGCAGTCTACTGTCTTAAAGTAATCCTCCTCAAGGGCGATGATACCAACGTTATCTTTTGTTTGTTTAACAAGCCAATGCTCAATTTCTCTAGTGATACTAGACTTTCCTAGTCCTGTCCCACCAGTAAGAGTAACAAGCTCACCTTTTCTTAGCCCATATAACTTTTCGTTTAGTCCTGTCCAAGGATAAGGAATTGATTCTTTCTTAGGCCTGTCGTTGTACTTGCTAAATATATCTGAAGCATTTAGAACTCCGCTTGGTGTGTAAGTTTTAGCTTCCCACCAACAGTCCATATATTGACGGTGCTTACCTTGCCGAAGCATATCATTAGGATCTTTGAAGCCTTCGGGAAGAGATAATATCTTAGCCTTTCCCGGAGTAAAAAGCTTTGCCACCTTTCGAGCTGCTTCTTTACCCGGAGTATCATTATCAAAAGCAATGATAATCTTTTCATACTTCTCAAGAAACTCAATAGAGTTCTTTATATCCTTTGTTGCACCCGCCGCACCATTCTTTAATGAGACTACAGGCCATTTAGAACCTGCTAATTCGTAAGCCGCCATAGCATCACACTCACCTTCAGTGATGGTTATGTACTTACCTCCTTCATCACGGAACAGCTGTTCACCAAACAGCCCACAGCCTTGGCTCGTGCCTTTCCAAGAAAAAGTTTTATTAGGTTCTCTTACTTTGTAACCTCCAATTTCATTGGCAACATAGTAAGGGTAGGAGTGGATAACATCTTCGCCTTTAGAGTTTAGAACACTCTTGACTCCATACTTCTTTGCTGTAACAGCGCTGATGTTTCTTGTTTTTAACTCGTTGAATTCACCTTCTGAAGTATTCATTGTATTTTGTTTGTAGGTTTTAAGTTCGGTTACTACTGGCTCCCTACCTTCCATCTCTGCTTTATAGTCCGGTATATATTCACCACATGAAAAACATTTAGCAGAACCATTATCATTTATTCCACAAGGATCTGAACCCCCACAGCGAGGGCAAGGTTTGTGCATTGCTACAAATGCCATTTCTAGTACTCCAAAGTTTTGATGCTTTATCATATCTGTCTTTACATTCACTACAGATATCACTAACTTTTGTTCTTGGTGTGCGTTGTTTGCACAACTCACAATATTTATGATTCATTATTCCTCCCAAAAAGAAAGGGGCTTTACGCCCCCTCCTCTTCTATAAGAAGTTTTTGCAACTCTTTATGCAAACTAGTTAAAGAATGGTTTAGCACAATAGATCGATGATTGAGTTCATTCATCTCTTCATTAACTTTTGAAATCGACAAAAACAATTCTTTAATAGCAGGAGTACCAATACCAAGCATTTCGATATCGAACTCTTTGTCTTTGTATTTATAAGTTAAACTCATAGCTCATCATCATCCTCAGATTCTAGGACATCAAACTCTGAACCTGCATCTCCTGCATAAGCAACAAGATCTATTACTTGCATTGCCATGAAGTCTAGACCCCTATAGGTCGTCCCATTTCGTTGGGATTCCCACTCCTTATACTGAACTCGAACCTTAGACCCATTGCCTACCTGACAATCAATCTCGTTCTTCATACGATCATAAAGCTTAGGAGCTTCTCTGATCATTCCTCGGGGGCCATTGACCTTGCGCTTAAGTACAATCGCAGGGCCTTCTTCCATTGACTTAACAGCAAAGCCTCGCTCTTTAAAGTCTTCTGCGACTTCATCAGCAACAACAAGGTTGACGCTGTAGGTTGGCTCATAAGTTGTGTTTGGGGTTTTTACGCTTGCCCAAAAAGCAGTGCCTTCTAGTACTGGCATCACATACCTCCTAGTATGTTTTGGTTAGTGGAAGTTGAGTTTATCAAAGGTCTTCGAACAACGCAACATCAAAATGGATAACAGGCTCAACATCTTCCCAATCCCCTCTGTCGTAACGTCCTCCTACTTTTATTTGATAATCTCTAAGCTCGCTTAAGTTAATACAACCATCAGCATCATTCCAACGAACAGCCAGAATGGTGTTAACCCCAAGCGTTTGCTTATACTCTTTAGCTTTCAACAACTTACTTAAAGATATCATGTAAGTAGAGTAAGCTTTCTTGCTATTAGTCCGGTTCTTTAACTCTAAAAACCCTTCTAATTCTTGGTCACCTGAGATCATTGCATAATCCAAGTGGTATTGTCTTGGTAGTTTTGACAGGTTGACTTTACGTTTATCCTTAAAGTCAACTGCAAAACTTCTTTCATTTGATAAACTTGTAGCGTTCTCATAAACTTTACGCATAATT